TCAGGCAGGAGACGTAGTCTATGTTGACGTTCCTTCCACTAGTCAATATTACGAAATAGACGGTCTTTTTATAGTAAAAGAAGCAGGGTCTAACTTCATAACTTATGACTTTTCTACTCCACTAGCCGAACCAATCAACTATGCAGGAGTTGCTGGAAATAGATCTGTCTATGCTGTAGCCAGATCAGCGACTAGAGACGGTGCTACTTGGATTAATACAAGCACTGACCCCGACACTATCTATGCCTGGAAGGGTATTAGGTGGATAACCTACAGTACCGGAGATGTAACCAAGGATGAGATCGCGCCAGGCCCAGTAACTAATCTGGAGGCCACAAGCGCGAACGAGACGCCAGATGGTAATGCTATTGGCTTAAGCAGGGTTACTCTAACTTGGACGGCTCCGGAAAATAGTGCAGACGATACTCCTATAGATGATTTGATTGGCTATACCATTTGGTGGAGACAGTATGCTACTCAGGAATGGCAAAAAGCAGACATAACTGGTGCTGATACGACATTCAGCGTAGGCGGTTTCGAGCAGGGTTCTGCAGCATACTTTAGGGTTTTTGCTAGGGACGCTAGCGGTAACCGATCTATCGGAGTGGACATAACCCACACCACTGGAAGAAGCAATCCGGTAATAGGTAGACCCGGGCCTCCGGTAGTTGAGAGCTATTTAGGAACAATCAAAGTTTCTTACGATGACCTGACTGCATTAGGTAACGTTCAGTCAGGTACCGCTAAAGAAGTACAAGTTTATATGTCAACCGTAGACGACTTTGATATTGAATCGCCCGGTGCTTATTATGGAAAATTTGCTGCAGGCAATAAGAGTTTCATAATTATCCCCGGCACGGAACTAGTTCATGATACGGACTACTATTTTAAAATCAATGTCCGCGATATTTATGGAAACGTAACGCAACCATCGGATCAGGTATCTGTTAAAGCGCAACTTGAAGACATTGTTACGTTCAATATGCTAGAGGTCGGAAGCCTAGACGGTCAGACCATTACTGGTCTACAAATCCAGACTAATGAGAATCCTGGCGTTAACGGCGGAATTATTCTTACTAAGCAGCAACTGATTGCTTATGCTCCCCCGGGTGGCGTAGGCGGGTCAGCTTCTCAGACATTTAGAATTGACGCTGCTACAGGAGCGGTATCCATTGGCGAGTATCTAGGTAAGCAGGAAGCTGCTGGCCTATACCTAGGACAATCAAATGCAGCAACGACTTACTCGACCAAGGTAGAGGCACAGGCTATCGAGCTAAAGGCCACTAATGCTGCTACAAGCGCCGCCACCGCGGATGGTAAAGCTGTTGATGCCCTAACCAGGATTGAAGCCGGAGAAATAACAATAACCAAAGCAGGAGCTGTTGGTGCTTTAAACGAAGGCGTAGACCCAGGTAACACTACTACTATAAACGGCGGTCTTATCAAGACCAACACTATTGATGCGCAAACGATTAAAGCTGGTACTCTTAGGTCTGGCGTTATATACGCAGGAGAGATTAATGCCGACAAGATCACTGCCGGATCTATATCTGCAGACAGGCTAACTACTACTTCTTTAGACGCGACCAACCTCAAAGCCGGAACTATTAGTGCAGATAGAATTAAGACTGAGTCCTTATCTGCTGCCAAAATAAATGCTACCAACATTACCACTGGAAGTATGTCTGGTGACAGAATTTCTGCAGGTACTATTACTGGTACTACGGTGCAAACGTCTTCTGGCGCTAAAAGAGTTGTTTTAAATAACTCTGCAAATGCTATACAATTTTACTATAATAATACTTTTGCAGGACAAATAGATGGTCAAAGTAGCGCTGGTGCAAACCTTGAAATATCTGGACCTGGCACGGCTGGACTTACTGTTGGACTAGTTGCCACGACATTTAGCGGTGGTGTAGCAACTACTGGTAGCGCCAGTATAATCGCTGCGGGGCGCTGCGGTCAAGGAACTTTTAGTGCTCTAGGTGTGTCTGGTTCTGCCGTATTTAGAGCTCCTGGAGGAGCTAATGCATTTCAATTTGGTCCTTCAAGCTCTGACGTAAGACTTAAAAAAGATATTGTAGATCTAGAAAATAGCCTAGATTTAATTAATAATCTTCGTCCAGTTAAATTTAGATTTAAGGCCGAAGAAGACGGTCCAGTTAATTATGGGCTAATTGCTCAAGAAGTCCAGCCATTGTTTGATGACAACGATAACGTCGTAAACTCATATCCAGTTGGAGAAGATGAGGAAGATAAAGAAGAGTATCTCAGTGTGGAGTACAACGCCTTTATTGCTCCACTAATTGGTGCAATACAAGAGCTCACCCAAAAAAATCTAGAATTAGAAGCTAGACTAGCTAATTTGGAAAATTCTTAATAATGATATCTGTACAAGATGGCAATAGGACCCTACAATTTAATGGAAGGGTTCTTGCTAAATCCACCTCTAAAAGACATGGCTCTGTTAGGTGGATTGAGTTTGAGCTTTATCAGACAGAAAGCGGGTCTTACATACTTTCCCGGGTGGGAGTTTCCATGGTTTTTCATGGAGCAGCTTGTTCACTAGTAAAACGATACAATCTACAAGAGGCTCCCACATCAGAACTACACATAAACGCTAGCCCCTGCGAAGAGTGTGACCCAGACGAAAGCATTGAATTAGTTTTTCCTGAAAAGTATCGCCACTGGGCTCAAGTAACCGATAAGCCAGAGGTGGTCCTAGAATCCCTATATAAATACGACGATAATGGGACCAAATATTTGACCTCCGTTGCAGAGCGTTTACTGCAAGAAGCAGCCAAACTTGACTCTGATATAGCGAATGTGTATAATTACGAAATAATCCCGTAAGGGGCAGCTACACCTAACGAAACGACAAAAATGACATCAGGACTTGAGGGAGTTCAACTAAACCTAGTCAACACCGTTGATGAGGCACAGAAGTTTATCTCTTGGCTTGGCGAGCGCCGACCACACAATGCAATCGCTATTGACACCGAAACCGGTGAACTTCCAGGCAAGCCTCGCGCCCATGCCCTTTCGCCTTGGCATGGTCGGCTACGTCTAGTTCAAGTTGGCGATGGGATGACCGGGTGGTCTATCCCATGGGATCAGTGGAAGGGCGTCTTCTACGAAGCAATGGAAAAGTTTGATGGCCCTATTGTTTGTCACAATGTTGCCTTCGAAGCCAGATGGTTTGATGTCCAGTCCGAGTGGTCGATCCCTTGGCACCGTGTCCACGACACAATGATTATGGCTCAGTTGGTAGACCCGCTAGGTTCGGGAGCCCTAAAAACTCTTACTCAGAAATATATTGATCCTCAGGCTGCAAGATTGCAGTCGGTTTTAGATGATGGACTAACTGATAATGGTTGGACATGGGGCTCAGTGCCAATTGAGTTTGAGCCTTACTGGTCATATGGCGCACTAGATCCTGTCCTAACTATGCGTTTGTGGGAAAAATTCTGGCCTACTTTTCAGCCAGGAGCTATGTATAGCTACCCCTACGAGCTAGAAATGAATACCCGCAGAATTGTTACACGTATGGAAATAAACGGTGCAAGAGTCGATGTTGACTACTCACAAAAGAAATACGATGAACTACTTCAATATACAGATCAGGTTCGAATCTGGGGGGAGTCTACATACAACGGAATGTCTATTGGAAGTAATCAGCAGCTGGTGGCTCAGTTTGAAAAACTTGGCGCTGAAATCACAGAAAAAACAGCAACTGGTAGAAAGTCTGCTTCCGCGGAGCAGCTGCAGATTCTTTCAATTAGTGGTACCCCTGAGGTTAAGCAGCTAGCAGATACAGCCTTAAAGTATAGAAAAGCAGGAAAGCTTGCCTCTACTTATTTCTTAAACTTCTTAAACGATAACGTAAACGGTTTTGTACATCCGTCTGTAAAAACCATGGGCGCTCGTACTGGACGTATGTCTATTCAGAACCCCGCACTGCAAACTCTACCAAAGGGCGATGACACAGTTCGTCGCGCATTCTTGCCTAAGGATGATGACCACGTAATTGTCACCTCCGACCTTGACCAGGTTGAGTTCCGCATGTTCGCATCTCTTTCTGAGGACCCAAACCTGATTCAACTATTCAATCTTGCAGATGCAACTGGCTCTGACCCGTTTACAGAAATTGGTAGGGAGATTTACCAGGACCCAAGCATGCAAAAAACAGACAAGAGACGATCTCTAATTAAGGGTGTGATCTACGGTCGTCTATATGGGGCCGGAGTTGCTAAACAAGCTATTACCGCTGGTGTTCCTGAAGAACAGATGCGTCAGGTTTCAAATGAGTTTGATCGAAAGTTCCCCGGTATGCAGAAGTTCCAAAGGAAAATTGAAAGTATAGGAACTAAAAGACTAGAAATCGAAGGCCGAGGCTATGTATCTACTTGGACTGGTAGACAGCTACCGTGCGATGACGATAAGGTATACACTCTTGTCAATTACTTGGTACAGGGTGGTGCTGCAGAAGTCTTTAAATCGAACCTAATAAAACTAGACCAAGCCGATTTGACCGAGCTTTTAATTGTTCCGGTACACGATGAAATTGTTCTAAATGCTCCTAGAGAAGACGCCGAAGAGATAAAAAGAATAGTAAAAGAATGTATGACTACAACTCAAGGTTGGGCGGTTCCTCTTACTGCTGGTGTAGATGGTCCTCTAGAGAACTGGGGCTCCAAGTATGCGTAAAAGAACACTTGGCTATCCTTGCAGACGCCATAGAATCAGGTTTACAGGCAGCTACTGCCCCAAATGCTACCTAGAAAGACAGGCAAAACGATGACTAAATACGTTCTATCTGTAGACCCTGGAAAGGCCACTGGAATGGCCCTATTTAGCCTCCAGACGGGCCAGGAGCCCGTTTTAGAGTGGTCTGGGGAGTTCCAACAGCACGAATATGCAGAGCCTATACGGGCCGTTCTTAGTAATCCTGATATAGCGGACAATCTGACAGTAGTCTGCGAGCGGTTTACTATAAATGCCCAAACTCTAAGGAATTCTCAGTCTCCATTTAGCTTAGAACAGATAGGCATACTCAAGCAGTGCATATTAGATGCCGATAAAAATCCTGAAGAAATAGTATTTCAAGCCCCTGCTGATGCTAAGGCTATGTTTCCTAACGAGGCGCTTAAATTCTTAGAGTATTGGCACCGAGGAGGCGAGGGTCACGCGCTAGATGCAATCCGACACGCCCTACTGAGACTTGTAAAACTTGGATGGAAGCCAGTAAAACTGCTTGAAAGATAGGTATTATCAAAAAACACTTGCGCAAGTAGTTTTTTTCTGATACTGTCTAAATACGTAATGACGAAATGGAGGCCACGTGCCTGTACATGTTGAGCTTGATGACTCTTCTACTCACATTCAGATAACCGCTGAGTGGAGATTGAAAGAGATCTGTAGAGCACTACCGGGGTCTACTTGGAGTGCTAAAGATCAGGTTTGGCGCATTCCGGTTTCTTGGACTGGGTGCCTAGCTTTGCGTTCTACTTTTAAAGAAGAGCTTACTATTGGACCGCGCCTAGGGGCATGGGCTAAGAATGAACGAGAATCTCGGATTGACCCTAGCAACCTGCTCAGAGACATAGAAGTACAGGAAGACGGAGACCAAGACTTATTTCCTCATCAAAGAGCTGGCGTTGATTTTCTTGTAAAGTCCCGTAGAGCGCTCCTAGCTGATGAGCCCGGGCTAGGTAAAACCGCCCAGGCTATTCGAGCTCTAAAGAAAATGTTTGACGAAGGTCAGGAAGTTTTCCCGGCTCTAGTTGTTTGCCCCAACACCTTGAAAAGCAACTGGGAACGAGAGTTTGACAGATGGTGGCCAGGTGTCAATGTTTCTGTTGTTAAAGGTAGCGCCATTCAGCGCAAAAAAGCTTTTGAAGAAAAAGCTGATGTCTATGTAATTAACTGGGAGTCTCTGCGCACCCACTCTAAGCTTTTGTCTTACGGATCTATAGCTCTGGCCCGTTGTGAAGACTGTGGTGGGCACGACTCTAGAGTCACAGTAAATAGGTGTGAGGTACATCCTCGCGAACTAAACCTTACAGATTTCAAGTCTGTAATTGCTGACGAAATTCACCGCTCAAAAGACCCTAAATCTAAGCAGACTCGTGCTCTTTGGGCAGCAACTGGAGAAGCTGACATTAGATACGCCCTGACTGGTACTCCTATTGCTAACGATGTTGTTGACCTTTGGCCTATACTTCATTGGCTAGACCCAAAGGAGTGGCCTAGCAAGACAAAGTGGATTGACAGGTACGTAGATACCATGATTAATGCCTTCGGTGGCATGATGGTTATTGGCCTCAAGCCGACAATGACGGAAGAGTTCTATGCCGGCATTAACCCACGCATGCGTCGTATGCTCAAAGCTAAAGTGCTTCCTTGGCTCCCTAAAGTTATGACCGAGCGCCGAGATGTAGAGATGGGGGCTAAACAGGCTAAGGCGTACAAGCAGATGTTGCAGAACATGATTGCCATGCTAGAAAATGACGAGGGAGTTACTGGTGATGCTCTAGTTGCTCCAAACCCCCTAACGCAGACAATCAGACTGCTTCAGTTTGCTAATGCTTACGCTCAAATTGAAATCTCTGAGGCTGGCGAAGAGCAAGTAATTTTGTCAGACCCTTCTTGTAAGGTTGATGCTCTAATGGATGACATGAAAAATGGTGACTTTGGAGATGATTCCGTAGCTGTTTGTGCAGTGTCTAGGCAACTTATAGACATTCTTAGTGCCAGACTCACAAAAGAAGGCATAGCTCATGGGCTGATTACAGGGGCCCAGGACGGCGATGAAAGACAAAAATCTATTGACGACTTTCAAGCCGGAAAAACTAAGTGGATCCTATTTACTGCTCAGGCTGGTGGAGTTGGAGTCACCTTGACAAAAGCTCGCCGTCTTGTTATGCTTCAAAGACCTTGGTCTCTTGTTGATTACAAGCAGGCTTTGGACCGTGTCCACCGCATTGGGTCTGAGATTCATGACTCAATCATTATCACAGACTATGTAACAGAAGGCAGTATCGAAGAAAGAGTTATTCAAGCTTTGGACGTAAAATCTGATAACTTTGAGCAGATTGTAAAAGACAAAGTAAAACTACTTGAAATGCTAAAGAACGGAATACCGAAGACATAATGACAACTACAGAGCCAATTAAAATCTCTAACTCAGAGATTCAAACATTTAAAGATTGCCGACGCCGTTGGTGGCTGACTTATTACCGTCGCTTAAAGCCAAAAATGAAGGATTACACTGGAGCACTGGCTTTAGGTTCCCGCATTCACGAAGCCTTAGACCGTCACTACTCTACTGGTATTGACCTATTAGATGCTCATGCCGAGTTAATCAAGGAAGACATCAAGAAGATGACTGATGCTAACCGCGATACCTCGAGCCTGGAGACAGAAGCCGAACTTGGCCGAGTCATGCTTGAGGGCTACTTAGAGTGGGTTGAGCTTGAAGGCATTGATGCTGAACTTGAAATGATTTCTACAGAAGAAATTCTTGAGCGTTCAATGATGGACGGCAAGGTTATTCTTCAGGGAAAGATTGATATGCGTGTCCGCCGTAAGATTGACGGTGCTCGCATGATCCGAGACTTTAAGACTGTCGGTGGTTCTTTTGCTGACTTCGGTGCAATGGCACACATGAACGAGCAGGTTAAAACCTACATGCTTCTGGACGAAGCTCAGGAGCAAGATGAGGACGGCGCTAGAACCGACGGTGCCATCTTCACAATGCTGCGGAAAGTCAAGCGTGGTGCTTATGCAAAGCCACCGTTCTATGACCAGATCGAGGTTCGTCACAACAGATTTACTTTACGTGCTTTCCTAGAGCAAGTGGAGGGTACATTTGAGGACATGCTTCGCGTTCGTGACGCGTTGGATGCCGGAGGGAGTCACTACAAAAATGCATACCCGACTCCAACCAAAGACTGCAAATGGAAGTGCCAATTTTTCGCTATCTGCCCGCTGTTTGACGACGGCTCGGCAGCAGAGGCCGCTCTGAGCGATTCGTTTGAGTCAGCCGACCCATACGGTTATTACGGAATCGAAGAGAAGAAAGGAAGTGAGTAATGGCAAATGCAGTTGATCGCAGTTTAACAATTATGGTTTATGGCGAATCAAAGGTTGGCAAGTCCAGCTTTGCTGTAACAGCCCCATACCCACGCCTCATGCTAGACGTTGAAGGTGGACATCGTTTCCTACCTATCAACGTAAAGTATTGGGATCCGCTAACTGAGGAGCCACCTCAAGCTGATGGAACTTGGGACACTGTTGTGGTCCAAGTCCGTGAATATGACGTAGTCATAAAGGCTTTTCAGTGGCTTCAGTCAGGTAAGCACCAGTTCAAGTCCTTAATTATCGACTCAATCTCTGAGTTGCAGGTTAAGTGCATGGACAACATTGCAGGAACCGAACAAATGAAGATGCAACAGTGGGGCGAACTACTTCGCCACATGGGTGCACTACTTCGTGACCTTCGTGACTTGACAATGCACCCGACCCAGCCTCTCGAGGCTGTAATACTGACTGCTATGGCACGTAAGGGTCAGGATGGCGTATACCGTCCTTACCTACAGGGTCAGCTAGCAATTCAGGCACCGTATTTCTACGACATCCTGGGAGCTATCACGGTAGAGACAATGCCGAACCCAGATCCGCTACAGCAACCATTCCAAGTACGCCGCATGTATGTTGAGCGCACTCCGGAATATGAAGCTGGAGAGCGTGTTCAGGGCCGTCTAGGAAAAATAGTAGAGCAAGGCGACCTAGGTGTAGAACGCATGCTCGATAAGGTCTTTGGAGAAAAGACTGCAACAACAAGCAAGAAATCAAGTTAAGGAGATATAAAGCCATATGAGCACAACAAACTGGGCAGAGCTGATCAAGAAATCAGGCGATGTCGCGTCAAACACAAACTACGAGCCACTGCCAGACGGTGACTACGAGTTAAAGATAGTTAAGGTTGAAGCAGTTGTAACATCAACTGGTAAGCCTATGTTTAAGGTAACTAATGAAGTACAAGGTGGTCCGTACGCTAACCGCAAGGTTTGGGACAATCTAGTTGTTACCCACGACAACCCGAAGGCAATGGACATGTTCTTTATGAAGGTTATTGCCATGGGCCTTACCAAGCCCTTCTTCGAGTCTAACCCTACCGATGCTCAGATTGAGCAGGCACTAACTGGTAGGACTTTCCGTGCAAATATCGGACTAAGAACCTATGAGGGTAAGGACAGTAACGAGATCAAGAAGTACTTCCCTGGACAGGCGGCTGCAACTGCACCGTCTACTGGCGGAGCTGCAGTACCACCACCACCACCAGCGCCACCAGCAGCACCAGTATCTCCAGTAAGTTCCGAAACACCGTTCTAAACATATAACTAAGCGGGGCATCTAATTGGTGCCCCGCTTTTTTAGTTAGAGGCAGAGATGAAAATTTTATTCACAGGCATGGCGTCGTCCCACTGCTCACCCATAGACAACGTAAGTTTCTTTAGTACAGTAGCTAAAGCTGTAGAAACAACCTCGGAAGTCGTTTGGGATACGCCTAAAATTTCATGGACAAAAGACGAGTTAGATAGTTTTGATCTAATATTTTTTGGTTTTATACCTCCCACTGCTTTAAGCGCAAATAAGATATATGGCGCTATGCATGTACTTGGTCTAATGTTTGACTCACCTAAATTAAGACTCGTGGTTGATGGACATCAAGTTTGGCAGTATAAAAACAGTATTGAGATGGTTAAAAGAGACGTTTCAAGTCTGTTTAGTAGTTTTTATTCAAAGAGGGCAGAATACTCTTCTGCTAAAGACCCCTCTAACAGGGACTATATAGATCTTGCTTCAAAATATTTTGCTTCTGAGGTGTGGCCAATAA